TGCATCTGGCGGTAAGGTAGCAAGCAAGTTACTCGCGCGAGGATTTAGCAAAGCGGGGGGTCCTTTTGAAGTAGGAATTGCTGGATTAGATTTTATAAATAATTTAGATAGTATGGATACGGACGAAGCTTTTAAAACAGCTTTATCAAATGTTACATTTGGAGCTTATAAAGGCGACAAGAAAGAACAGATGGAAACGCTTAATGATGCTGCAAAAGAATTAGGATATAAAAATGAAGGATTTAATGAATTAAAAGAAGTACTAGATCTTCAAAAACTTTTAAAAAGTGAAGAGCTACTATTAGCTGACATGCAAAATTATAATAAAACAGATAAAACCGGTTTACAAGGTAATTTTGAAGATTTAGATTTAAGAAAAGATTTTGTAAGTAGACTCGAAGAAGAATTATATAATAAAGAGAAGAGTCTTTACGACAAAAAAAACTTTGACGAAATAGCTACTAATTATGAACAGACAGTAGATTATGTTGCAAGAAAACAATATAATAAAAATATTGATAGAGAAAACAAATTATTTTTTGGAGAAAGAAAAGACAGAGTTAATCCCGATATGAATGTTATTGGAGATGCCCTATGGCAAACAATAACTGACCCTGCAACTTTTTTACCACAAAATTTTCTTCAAAATGAATTTACAAAAGGAATACCCAATGCGTTAAGGAAACTTCCAGGGGTTGGAAAATATTTTGATCCAACATCAGAAAGAGCAAAACTTTTTAATATGAGTGAAGAAGACAAGACTAAACGAGCAGAAGGTTTAAATGCCGGAAGACAAAATTATCATCCAGTAATGGGCAATTCAATGAATTATGAACAGATGGAACCTTTCTATGAAAAATATTATGCACAAGGCGGACTAGCCAGTTTAAGGAGAAAAAAATAATGACTAAAAAAAATCCAACACTTGTAAAAAATATGAAATATGTTAAGTTCAACGCGATCCCACCGTTGCGAGGACCAAATCCTCAGGGGTTGATTAAAGAGAAAAAACAAGATAAACCAATACAGGAGAAAAAATATGGCAGATATAGATAAATCTCTTCCCAACGTAGGTAGTCCCGACGACTTACCTGAAAATGATATTCAGGAAGAAATAGTTACGGATGAAGTTACTGTTGATGAAGAAAATGGACCCGTAACAGTTACTGAAGATGAAGAAGGTGCAACAGTTGATTTTGACCCTAATCAAGTTGATAGAGTTGAAGGCGAAGAAGATCACTTTGCAAACTTAAACGATATACTTCCCGAAGACGACACAGATGCCATAGGTAATCAACTTCAAAGCGATTACATGGAATACAAATTTTCTCGTGCTGATTGGGAAAGAGCTTACATTGTAGGTTTAGAGTTACTAGGTTTTAAATATGAAAATAGAACTCAACCTTTTCAAGGAGCAAGTGGTGCAACACACCCAGTTTTAGCAGAAGCGGTTACACAGTTTCAAGCTTTAGCTTATAAAGAATTACTGCCGGCTGATGGCCCGGTAAGAACACAAGTTATGGGAGATAGTACTCCTCAAAAAGAAGCACAAGCTCAACGTGTTAAAAATTTTATGAACTATCAATTGATGGATCAAATGAGTGAATATGAACCTGAGTTTGATCAGATGTTATTCTATCTTCCTTTATCTGGTTCAACATTTAAAAAAGTTTATTATGACGACTTATTGGGACGAGCTGTTTCTAAGTTTATTCCAGCAGATGACCTTATTGTTCCGTATACGGCTACTTCATTAGACGATGCGGAAGCAGTCATCCATGTAGTAAAAATGTCAGAGAATGATTTGACTAAACAAATGTATTCTGGTTTTTATTCAGACATAGAACTTACTAAACCATCAGGAACTATTACAAATGAACTGAAGGAAAAGGAAAGAGAAATTGAAGGAATCCAAAAAACACAAAACACAGAACCTTTATATACAATTCTAGAATGCCACGTTAATCTAGACTTAGAAGGTTTTGAAGATCTTGGACCCGATGGAGAACCCACGGGAATAAAATTACCTTACGTCGTTACAGTCGAAGAAGGTAGTAGGAAGGTTTTGTCTATTAGACGAAACTTTGCGCCCAATAATCCAAAGAAAAGTAAGATCCAATATTTCGTCCATTTTAAATTTCTGCCAGGACTTGGATTTTATGGCTTAGGATTAATACACATGATTGGCGGACTGAGTCGTACTGCAACTGCGGCTCTCCGTCAGTTATTAGATGCAGGTACTTTATCAAACTTGCCAGCCGGATTTAAACAAAGAGGTGTTAGAGTCAGAGATGATGCTACCGCTATTCAACCAGGGGAATTTAAAGATGTAGATACTCCAGGGGGAAATCTAAAAGATGCTTTCGTATTCTTACCATACAAGGAACCATCACAAACCTTATTACAGTTGATGGGAATTGTAGTTGAAGCAGGGCAACGTTTCGCGTCCATTGCTGACATGCAGGTTGGTGACGGGAATCAGCAGGCGGCTGTTGGTACAACCGTAGCTCTTTTAGAACGTGGTTCAAGAGTGATGTCAGCGATCCATAAAAGACTGTACGTAGGTTTAAAAAAAGAATTTAAATTACTTGCAGGAGTCTTTTCAACATATCTACCACCTGAATATCCTTATGATGTTCCTGGTGCATCTAGAAATGTTAAGATGACAGACTTTGATGAGAGAGTTGATATTTTACCGATTGCGGATCCAAATATTTTTTCTATGTCACAAAGAGTGACACTTGCTCAAACACAATTACAATTAGCACAAACTAATCCACAGATGCACAATATGTACAATGCATATAGATCTATGTATCAAGCGATTGGTGTAAAAGACATTGATAGAATTTTACCACCACCGCCACCGAATCAACCAAAAGATCCGGCGATTGAACATATAGATGCGTTAGGTCAAAAACCTTTTCAAGCATTTCCTGGTCAAGATCACAGAGCCCATGTTACTGCTCACTTAAACTTTATGGCAACTAACTTTGTCAGAAACAATCCAAGTGTAACAGCTGCATTAGAGAAAAATATTTTAGAACATCTTTCTTTAATGGCTCAAGAACAAGTTCAATTAGAGTTCCCAGAAGAATTCAAAATGATGCCTCAGCTACAGCAAGCTGCAGTTCAGGACCCAAGAGCCAAGCAACAGTTAACTCAAATTTCTCAAGTTATAGAAGCTAGAAAAGCTGTCTTGATTGCGGACATGACTGAAGAGTTTATGAAGGAAGAAAAAGCCATCACAACTCAGTTTGATCATGATCCATTATTAGCTCTTAAAGAAAGAGAAGTTGATCTTAAAGCTATGGAAGAAGAGAGAAAAATATCTGAAGATCAAAATAGACTAGCATTAGATAGATTAAAAATGATGCAAGCTAAAACACTCGATGATAGAAAGTTAACTCAAAATGAAGAGTTAGCTCAACTTAGGGCAAACACAACTATGGACAAAGCAGAGTTATCTACTAGAACTAAGTTGTATACAGATAAAATGAAGGCTAAAGACGTAAATGTCTTGAAAGGCCCAAGAAGATAGTATAATAAATTAATAGGAGACAAATATGAAAAACCCAAAAATAACAAGACCTATTGGAGTTAACAAAGACGGTTATCAAAGTGGCGGAGTTGATATTTCAATTCCTGATCAAAATTTGATTAAAGACCCTAGAGCTAAGTCAAGCATTAGAGGATCTAATCAAAGAATTGCTACTGGTGATGTTGTTGATGTTAAAGGTGTAGGCGCTGTAAGAAAAAAACCTGTAAAAGCTACTTGGTTCTAACATGTGGTTATCGGCAATAAAATTAGCCGTTTCTGCTGGAAGTAAGATTTATGCTAACAAACAGAAAACGAAAATAGCTATGTCAGATGCTCAGCTTATGCATGCATCTAGAATGGCTGAAGGTAAGGAAGCTTACCAAGGAAAATTATTAGAATCAAGATCGTCCGACTGGAAGGACGAGGCAGTGTTGATAATACTTTCGGCCCCAATAGCAATTTTGGCCTGGGCAGTGGTGAGTGACGACCCCTCTGCAATGGATAAAGTGGATCTATTTTTTAAACACTTCTCGCAACTTCCATCATGGTTTACAAATTTATGGATCCTTGTAGTTGCCAGTATATATGGTATAAAAGGTACACAAATATTTAGAAAAGGAGTTAAATAATGAGAGATGATTTTGGAACAAGACCATACAAAGTAAGATTTCCTTACGGAAAATCTGCACCAAAGAAACAGACGTCTAATGATAAACTAGATGAATCTTTAGGATCAAGAGATGGCAAAGAGTCTACAAAGACACAAAGTTACAAAGATAGAAGAGACGAATCAAGAGGATCAAAATAATGAATTCATCAAGAATGAATAAATTAGAAGAACTTGGAAGAGTTGATTCTGAAAAAGCCTTTTCTAAAAAAGGTAAAAAAAATCTTAAATCTGAAAAGAAAAGAATTGTTAGAGAACTTAAATCTGATGGCGGAAAAGTCATGGGTAGAGGCCAAGGTAGAGTAATGAGAAAAAGATCTACTACTAATGTTTCAATGAGAGGTAAATAATGCCAATAGGTGCTGCACTCAGAGGATTTGGTGCGATCATGAAAGGTGGCAAAAGATCACCTACTATTTCATCTGTTAAACCCTCTGTACACAAAACTAAAAAAGCTCAGAATACTGCTACAATGAAAGAGCAGTTCAATAAACAGAAAAGCAGAACTCTTTCTGATAGAACTAAAAAAGCTGAGGGTGGACGTACTGAACGAAAACCAAAAAATCCATTGGTACCAACTCCAAAAGAGTTTGCTAAATTAAAAAAAATATTCCACGACGAATCTAGAGCTCGTATCCGAGAAAAAGGAAGAACTAAAAAAGCTGATGGTGGAGCAATCACACCTAGAGATATTAATAAGAATGGTAAGACTGACGATTTCGAAAGAGCTAGAGCTAAAGGCATGGCTAAAGGAATGGGAAGACAGTTTAGAGATTCTAAAAAAGATGGTGGCAAAGCTACATACAAAACTAAAGACGGACGTACTGTTAAAAAAGGTTTATACTATTACATGAACAGAGCCAAAAAAAGAGGCACAAGTAAACCTGGTAAAGGATCTGTTACAGACAAAGCTTTAAAACAATCTGCTAAAACAGCAAAGAAGGATTAAATAATGACTATTGTAACTAAAGGCATGGGCGCGATTATAAAAGGAATTAAAAAAGCAACTACTCCTTATGCTAGTGCAAAGTCTGCAAAATCGCATCTAAAAATGCTTAAAGACGCTGTAAGAAAAAAACCTTTAAAAAAGAAATCTTTGTTAGATATTACCCCTAGAAAAATTAGTAAAAATATTAATAAAGATCTTAAAGACGCTGCTAAAGACATTAGTAAACTTGGAGACAGTATTGCTAAAACTACTGGTAAACTTGTAACAAACAAAACTGTAGGTGCAGGAGCAATTGCAGGAGGAACTTCAGCAGTTGTAAGAAATGAAAAAAAGAAAAAGAAAAAAGATTAATGTTAAACATTAAAAAAGCAATTAAGAAACCAGGATCATTAAGAAAATCTTTAGGGATTAAAAAAGGTGAAAAGATTCCTGCTTCAAAATTAAATGCAGCGGCAAAGAAACCAGGCAAGATGGGCCAAAGAGCAAGATTTGCTAAAACATTAAAAGGGTTTAAAAAATAATGGAATCTATTAAAAATTTTTTTAAAACAATACTTGCAAAAAGATGCAAGTGTAAAGATACTAGAAAACCATTACCTCCAGTCACAAACTGTATTAGATGTGGAGACTTATTAAAGGATTGCACATGTACAACTCAAGTAGCAAAGTAACTACTAGAAGACCTCTTAAAAAAGGTGGCACGGCAGCATGGACTAGAAAAGAAGGCAAATCTAAATCTGGTGGTTTAAATGCTAAAGGTGTTGCATCTTATAGAGCAGCCAATCCAGGATCAAAATTAAAAACAGCAGTAACAACTAAACCGTCAAAACTAAAAGCAGGATCTAAATCAGCTAATCGTAGAAAAAGTTTTTGTGCTAGAATGACAGGTATGAGAAAAAGACAAAAGGCTAGTAACAATACTGGTCAAGATAGATTATCTAAATCCCTTAAAAAATGGAATTGCTAGTGAGAGATACTAAAGCGATAGAGAGCTTTTTAAAACAGAAGTATAAAAAAATTACTGAGATGAGTTTGTTTAGAAACCTTAAAAAAGAAGTAGAAACAGGGGCTAGCGGAACTCAAGATTATGTGATAAAAAAAGGACCTAATAAAGATAAAATAGCAAAAACATAGAAAGTAAAAATGGAACCAGAACAAGTATTAACAAAGCTAAGAAGAGCATTAGACAAAAGACTATCATTATTATCTCTGTCTGTCACATCCGGTGGGGTTGACACTATGGAAAAATACAGATATATAATAGGACAAATAACTGCACTGGAATCAGTGCGCCAGGAAATCATTAGCCTGCTAAACGATAAGGAAGAAAATGAAAACACAGGAACAGTCATCGATCTCAACAGAGGTCCCAAAAGTTAAATCAGCACTTTTAGATAAATACAAAGAAGAACCCGTAAAAGAAATTACTTCACAGACTACAAAATTACCTATGCCTACAGGATGGCGTATGTTGGTTTTACCTTTCAGAATGAAAGAAAGAACTGACGGCGGAATCTTAATGGGACAGGAAACTATCGACAGACAACAAGTTGCATCGCAATGCGGAAGCGTTCTTGCTATGGGACCTGATTGTTATTTAGATAAAGATAAATTTCCACACGGTCCATGGTGCAAGATCAAAGACTGGGTAGTCTTTGCTCGTTACGCTGGATCAAGAATCGAGATCGAAGGTGGAGAAGTTCGTCTATTAAACGACGATGAGATACTCGCAACCGTACAAGATCCAACAGACATCTTGCACAAATACTAACATAGTAGAAAAGGAGACACTATGCCAAACCAAGATAAAACATCACCGAGCCAAGCTTCGGTTGACTTAGATACATCAGGACCAGAAGTTGACGTATCATTAGAAGAAACAAAAGAGGAAGCGGTAATTAATACTGCTCCAGAAAACACGGAACAAGAAACAGTAATCGAAGAAGTACAGGAAGAAAAGGAAGACAAGAAACTAGAAGAATATAGTACAGGTGTGCAGTCCAGAATTGCTAAACTTACTCGTAAGATGAGAGAAGCTGAAAGACGAGAAGCGGCAGCACTTCAATATGCAGCAGCTGTAGATCAAAAAAGAAAAGCAGATAAATCTAGATTTGATAAGATTGATTCTGATTATCAAAGTAAATTTGAAACCAATGTAAAAACTGGATTAGAGACAGCACAGAGAGATCTTGCATTGTCTATTGAATCTGGTGATGCAGCGGCTCAAGTTGAGGCAAATAAAAAGATTGCTCAATTAGCTTTTGAGAATGCTAAATTAGAGCAAAGAAAAACAACTAACCCGGTTGCGCAGGAAGAACCTGTACAACTATCGGACGGTGGAAACCTACCAAGACAAACTCCAAGATCACTTCCAGAAGCTGATCCTCAAGCTGAAGATTGGGCTAGTAAAAATGAATGGTTCGGAAAAGATAGAGCCATGACTTTTACTGCTTTTGAAATTCACAAGGATTTAGTAGATAAAGAAGGATATGATCCTAAGAGTGAAGACTATTATGTAGAAGTTGACAAACGAATTAGAGTTGACTTTCCACATAAATTTGGTAATAATGATATAAAGCAAACGAACAGGGCCGTTCAGTCGGTAGCTTCGGCTAACAGAAGCACAAAACCTGGTCGCAAAACTGTGAGACTCACTTCTTCACAGGTAGCAATAGCTAAAAAATTAGGAGTGCCACTCGAAGAATATGCAAAACAATTAAAACTCACGGAAGGAGCATAAGCATATGACAAAAGAA